CCCGAGGCCACCCAATCACCGCAAGGGAGGAGAGACAGCTATTGATATTTACATTCCGTCAAATATCAAATCCCGCACCTCTGCGGGCGCTATGTTCACTTCCATCTCGTGAAACATCTCTTCCATCCACTTGCGATGTTGGGAGCGGTGGTAGTTGAGCACATAAGAGTTAGCCATCATTTCAACCACTGAATCTTGCATATGCAGTAAGTTGAACGCGTGCTTACCCTTATGGACCGGCTCAACCCTTCGCCCTTGGAACCTGAAGCCGGCGAATTCATTTACGTCGGCTACAGATTTCAGGATACAGAACTGGCTGGTCAGATCAAAATACTCCCTCCGGCGCTGCATAGGCTGCTGCAACCTATCATCGCCCATAGTGAACAGGTATGTCATAGGAATACCTAGTTCAGCACAGACGCGAAGGTGCAACAACACCTGCATCACCGAATTGTCAGCAATTGTATTGACACATCCACTCTTCATGGCTCCAGGGTTCCTCTGCCTAAACAGATGACCCGCTGAGGTCACGAACAGCGGATGGGAGAAAAGCTGTTGGTATCTCCAAGCGGCCAACTCCTCCCACAATGGAGAAGGGTTGTCGCATTGGCGCTTTCTGAACTCCAACACCAGTTCGAGGAGCCAGGGTTTGACTGTCCAGTCCCAGGCACTTGCATCAGTAGCGATCCAAGTCTCACTAGGCATGAACCTCCATCCCCCTCCGAATATAGACCAACCAGGCTTGTTAGGAATGTGGATCCAGTTCTCGTTCATCACGTCGTTGAGATCGTCAAACAACATGTGATCAATAATCTGGTCCAACAAACTAACAGATGAGATCAACCGGTATCTCTCAGTCCTGAGTTTCTTTTCAGAATGAGCCTCAGGCTTGACAAACAACCGGATTGGATCTGCATCCCTGGCTAGAATCCGTTGCTGGACCATAGACCAGACTGCGTCGACTCGTTCAGGGTCCAGCTCTTGGTTCTTTAAGCCAAAGAACTGACCATTTGACACATGTCTCAGCATGTATGGGTAGCCAGGAGAGCTGGTCCAGTCGAC